TCGGAAATAAGACGTACATCTCGCCTCTTTCATTTGGTCGCCGCGACCCTATCGCGGAATTCGCAGACAAGTTAGTTGAAGATGCACGCCGTGAAGGTCGTGAGGCTGAGAAGGCTGCTTGGAAGCAAGCCAACACCTTCCGTCCGAAGCTCCGTACCTATGTTCCTGTCATCGTTCGTGGTGAAGAGAGCAAGGGTGTTCGGTTCTTCTCATTCGGTAAGACGGTCTATCAGGACCTTCTTTCGTACATCGCTGACCCCGACTACGGTGATATTACTGACCCGAAGGCTGGTCGTGATGTTGTGGTCGAGTATATCCCGCAGGAGAAGTCGGATACGAACTTCGCAAAGACTTCAGTAAAGGTCAAGCCAAATCAGACCCCTGTGGTTCCTGATGTGGAGTTGGCAAAGTCACTTCTTACTGAGCAACCCGACATCTTCGCACTGTACAAGGAACCTTCCTACGAGGAACTCCGTGTGGTTCTCGAAAAGTATCTCGACCCAGATGGAACCACTCCGACCCCCGCTCCTGCTCGGGGTAATTCTGAGGTAAAGAGTGTGACCGCTGAAGTCCTCGACGTTAAGACGGAGATTTCTGAGTCGGCACAAGTCAAGAACGCTCTTGATGAATTTGATAAGCTCTTTGATAATTAATCGGTAATCATTATGAGTACCGAAAAGAAATCAAAGAAACCAATTCCAGCGGCAGACCGTGACGAATTGGCACAAGTCATCGCAGACTCACTTAATAAGTTAAACAAAGATTCAGACCAGATTGCATATTTCCTTGATGGTAAGGAAGATACCCCAACAGATTTCACCGATTTTATTTCTACTGGTGCAACGATGTTGGATATCGCAATCAGCAATCGTCCGCACGGTGGTATCGCGGTGGGTCGTATTACGGAACTTACTGGTCTTGAAGGTTCTGGTAAGTCGTTGGTTGGAGCACAACTTATTGCTAACACGCAGAAGCGTGGTGGTGTCGCCGTATTGATTGATACGGAAACAGCAGTCAATCCTGACTTCTTCAAGGCAGTTGGTATTGATATGAATAAGTTGGTCTATGTCCATCTTTCTACTGTTGAAGATATCTTTGACGCAATCACGAATATTATTGAAAAGGTTCGTGCAGGAAAGGATAAGGACAAGTTGGTGACCATCATCGTTGACTCCGTTGCTGCGGCTTCTACCAAGAAGGAAATGGAAGCAGACTTCGGGAAGGATGGATACGCTACGGACAAGGCAATCATTATCAGTAAGGCAATGCGTAAGATTACTGGCCTTCTTGGTCGTGAACGTATCGCACTCGTATTCACCAACCAACTTCGTCAGAAGATGAACGCACCAGCGTTCTCTGACCCTTGGACAACTTCTGGTGGTAAGGCAATTGCGTTCCACGCATCCACTCGTATTCGTTTGTCTCTCATCGGTAAGATTCAAGATGGGAACAAGAATGTGATTGGTGTGAATGTGAAGGCAGTTGTGGTCAAGAATCGCCTTGGTCCTCCACATCGTGTCGCAGAATTTGATATCTACTTCGACCGTGGTATTGATGACTTTGGTAGTTGGTTGGATGTCTTGAAGGATAATGGTTTGGTCAAGCAATCGGGTGCATGGTACACGATGGTTGATGAAACTACTGGTGAAGAAGTCAAGTTCCAATCAAAGGACTTTCCGAAGTTCTTGGAATCTAATGTTACTCGTAAGGAAGCAGTCTATAACAAGATTTGCGATGCACTCATTATGAAGTATCGTAGTGAGTACAATCCAGACGAGCATACGTTGGATACTGGTGAAGGTGATACAAAAGAACTCTTACTGGATTAATATATGTTAGAAGAATTTATTTCAGTCGCATTAGAAGCATTTTCTAATGCAAACGGAAACGTGGACAAGTTTGAATTAGAACTACGTAGAAAGTTGATGGTATATAACAACCTTCTAACACCACAAAAAGTACAAAATACTTCCGTTACACCAAAGTTTGAGCAAGTTGTTAATTCGTTGGATATAAACGATCCTATTTTCAAAGAATTAGAAAATATTGATATTAATTCTATGGACGATGAACAAATAATGGCAATAGCTCAAAAGATGGGACTAATGACTAATTCACAAGAAGAATCTTTTGATGAGTGATTTACACAAAGTTTTTGAGTCTATGAACTTTGAAGTCAGTAAGGAGGACACGAAGTATAATAGTCGTGTCCTCTTTATTGACGCACTCAACACGTTCTTACGAAGTTACGCAGCTATTCCTACGCTAGATGATAATGGTAATCATATTGGTGGGATGTCTGGGTTTCTAAAAAGTGTTGGTGCAGTTGTTCGTGATTTCAAACCTTCTCGTGTTGTGATTGTGTTTGATGGAAAAGGTGGGTCACAACGTAGACGTAAAATCTATTCAGATTACAAGTCAAATCGTAAACCACCGACTCGGTTAAATCGTCAGTACGATATGACAACTGAGCAACAAGAAACAGAAAATATGAAGTGGCAGTTGGTGACACTTATTGAAATGTTGGAGTGTCTCCCTGTAACCATTTTTACACTTGATAATATCGAAGCCGACGATGTGATTGCATACGCATCAGAACTGATTACCGCACAAGGTGGTGAGTCTATTATCTATTCAACGGATAAAGACTTCTTACAAATGGTGACAGATACTACTAAAGTATATAATCCGGTCAAGAAAAAAACATTTGATGTAAATACCGTAGTAGAAACATACGGAGTACATCCTGACAACTTTGTATATTATCGTGCATTACTTGGTGACAAGAGTGATAATATTGATGGTATTCGGGGAGCAGGTGAAAAAACTGTTCTTAAATTACTACCAGAGTTAGTTGGCAACGCATCAACTATTGATTATGATTTTATAGAACAAAAATATACAGATGTAAAGAAGAAACCAAAATTAATTGAAACTATTTTGGATAATAAAGATATATTAGATAGAAATATGCAATTAATGCAACTCAGAGATGTGAATATTTCTGCTGATGCAAAAATGAAAATTGTTCATAAGTTAGATATTGTTAAGACAGATTTACGCAAGATGGACTTGACAAAGATGCTCATTCGTAGTAGAGTTATATCTAACTTTCCGAATTACGATATGTGGCTTGCGTCCACATTTGGTACACTAACGAGGTTCTCTAATGGTTCCGATAGTAGCAACACCACAAAGCTATGATACGAATGTAGATAATCTATCAAAGTATGGTATTGAATTTCAAACGAAAGTATTAGCATCTATTATCTCAGCTCCGAATTTCTTGGAGCAATCGTTTGATATTATCAATCCGTATTTCTTTGATAGTGATTCTGGTAAATGGATTGCGAAGAAGGCTCTATCCTATTATAACGAATATCGCACTTTACCAACACTCGAATATTTCAAGGTAGAATTATCGCACGAGGTAGATGATAGTCTCCGTGCGGGAACTATTGAATTGCTCCGTAAGGTAGTCACGAAGGTCACAGATAGTGACGCAGAATATATTCGTGATAAGTTCCTTGACTTTGCCCGTAATCAATCACTCAAATCAGCAATCATTAAGTCTGTGGATTTACTACAGAGTGGTGATTATGATAAGATTAAGAATGTTGTTGATAACGCACTTCGTAGTGGGCAACCAAAAGAAATCGGTTTGAACTGGTCGGAGGATGTAGAAGCACGATTGATGAAGGTGGCTCGTGAAGTGGTTCCTACTGGATGGGATGTTATTGACGCTCTTACGGGTGGTGGACTCGGACCTGGTGAGTTGGGTGTTATTGCAGCACCATCTGGTATTGGTAAGAGTTGGGCATTATCTTCTATTGGTGCAAACGCACTGAAGAAAGGAAAACGAGTAGTTCATTATACTCTTGAATTAAATGAAAATTATGTTGGTATCAGATATGATACTATCTTTACTGGAATTGAACCTGGAAAAATTCCTGATAACGTAGAAATTGTGAAAGATGTAGTATCAAAGATTACTGGACAATTAATTATTAAGTATTACCCCGCTCGTAGTGCAAATTGCAACACCCTTATAGCACATGTACAGCAACTCACGGCGTTGGGATACAAACCAGATTTAATGTTGGTGGATTACGCAGACTTGCTACGATCATCTGAACGTGTAGATGCTCGGTATCAAGAACTTGGTGCAATTTACGAAGAACTTCGTGGTATTGCCGGAGAACTTGGTATTCCGTGTTGGACCGCATCACAAACGCAACGGTCATCTATCCAAGATGAGGTAATTCAGGCAGATAAGATTTCGGAGTCATATAATAAGATTATGACTGCTGATTTAGTTATCTCATTGAGTAGAAAATTAGAAGATAAGGTCAATAAGACAGGACGTGCCCATATTATTAAAAATAGATTTGGTGCAGATGGTCAGACATTCCCTGTTTTAATGGATACAAGTATCGGTCAGATACAGATTTACGATGAGAAGTCATCAAAGGGTATTTTATTGAAGAAGCAGATGGATAATCAGGTTAACGATGAACGAAATTCACTCCGTAAAAAGCTGGCAGAAATGAGTGGATTAGAAAGTCTTGATGATTAACTAACACATAATTTTTTCCTAAATCAACACCCTATTTATTTAACCACAACCCCTAACAAAATTGAAAAGTTTGGAGTAAGCAAATGCAGATTGAAGCAAAGATTTTGAGTGATATTACCGTGTTTATGAAGTATGCGAAGTTTAATCCTGAATTAAATCGCAGAGAAAATTGGAAAGAATTAGTTGATAGAAATAAACAAATGCATTTGGAAAAGTTTCCAAACTTAAAGGATGAAATTGAAAATGCGTATCAATATGTCTACGATAAAAAGATACTTCCTTCCATGCGCAGTTTGCAGTTTGCTGGCAAACCAATTGCCATTAATAACGCTCGTTTGTATAATTGCTGTTTCTTACCTGTTGATCACGTGGACGCATTCAGCGAAGTCATGTTCCTCTTGTTGTCGGGAACAGGTGTAGGATATTCTGTCCAACGCCATCACATCGAAAACCTTCCTGAAATCAATAAGCCAACCAAGCATCGTCGTTATCTCGTCGGTGATAGCATCGAAGGTTGGGCAGATGCGGTCAAGGTATTGGTGACTGCATATATGAAGGGCAAGGCAATGCCAATTTATGATTTCTCGGACATTCGACCAAAGGGTGCGATGTTAATCACGAGTGGTGGTAAAGCACCTGGTCCAGAACCTTTGAAGGATTGCTTACATAATGTGCAAAAGGTATTAGATAGAAAGAGTAATGGTGAAAAGCTTACCACACTTGAAGTACACGACATTCTCTGCTATATCGCAGACGCAGTGTTGGCAGGTGGTATTCGTCGTTCAGCAATGATTTCGTTGTTTGATATTGACGATGATGATATGTTGACTTGTAAGTTCGGCAACTGGTGGGAAAATAATCCACAACGTGGTCGTGCAAATAATAGTGCAGTAATTGTTCGTTCAAAGGTTGAAGCAGAAACATTCTTTGATTTATGGAAGAAGATTGAATTGTCTGGTTCAGGTGAACCTGGATTCTTCTTTACAAATGACAAGGATTGGGGTATGAACCCATGTGCGGAAATTTCACTCCGTCCATTCCAATTCTGTAATCTCACTACTATCCACGCAGGTGATGTTGAGTCGCAAGATGACTTGAATAATCGTGCAAAGGCAGCGGCATTTATTGGCACATTACAAGCATCCTATACCAATTTTCACTATTTGAGAGACATATGGAAGAGAACAACAGAGAAGGAAGCACTCATCGGAGTGTCGATGACTGGAATCGCATCGGGTGGAGTATTAAAACTCGACATGAAGGAAGCTGCAAATATGGTGAAGGAAGAGAATGCACGTGTATCGTCCTTAATTGGTACGATGCCAGCGGCCCGTTGCACGACCGTGAAGCCAGAGGGCACGTCATCCCTCGTCTTGGGTACGAGTAGTGGTATCCACGCTTGGCATAACAAGCACTACATTCGTCGTATCCGTGTAGGTAAGAACGAAAGTATCTATGCATACTTGAAGGATAATCACCCAGAATTGGTGACCGACGAATATTTCAAGCCAAACATCCAAGCAGTTATTGAAGTACCACAGAAGTCACCAGAAGATGCAATCACTCGTCAAGAATCAGCTCTTGATTTGTTGAAGCGTGTATCGAAGGTCTGGAAGGAATGGGTAAAGCCAGGACATCGTAAGGGTGCAAACAAGAACAATGTGTCTACCACCGTATCCATTAAGGATGGTGAATGGAAGGAAGTTGGTGAATGGATGTGGGACAATCGTGAAAACTTCACAGCATTAAGTGTTCTTCCATATTCAGACCATACCTACATTCAAGCACCATTCGAAGATATTGATGAAGAAACCTACAATGAACTTGTCGGTCACTTACATGATATCAATCTTGACGATGTAGTTGAGGGAGTAGATGCAACCAACTTACAAGCAGAAGCTGCTTGTGGTGCTGGTGGTTGTGAAGTGGTGTAATATGAAGGATCTTCTTACTATCGTCATCCCTTGTAAAAATGAAGAAGATTATATCGTACCTTTATTGGAAGATTTGTCTCAACAGTACGGTATTAGAGATGTCCGCATCATTATCGCAGATGCCGATAGTACCGATTCTACTGTCCCTCTTATAAACACCTATAAGGATGAATTGAATATTGAGGTCATCAAGGGTGGACCAGTATCCGTGGGACGAAATAATGGTGCTGCGCTAGCTACGACACCATATATTTTGTTCTTGGATGCAGATGTACGACTTTTTGACCAATTAACAATCTTTGACGCAGTACATATGATGGATTTCCATCAGTTGGATTTGATGACTGCAAACATCAAGAACTATGGAAAGGATTGGAGAGCATCGTTCTTCTTTAGTGCATTTAACATCATCAATCAAATCATGACGAAGAAAACACCATTTGCTATTGGTGCATTCTTCTTGACTCGTAGATATGAGTTTGAGATGTTAGGTGGGTTCCCAAACAAGTATGAAACATCAGAAGATTATATTTTGAGTAAGAAGTATGACCCAAAAAAGTTTGCTATCATCCACCATCACTTCGGTCAAGATGAACGTAGATTTAAGAAATTGGGATATACAGGAATGCTGTGGTATATGATTGTGAATTTCTTTAATAGAAACAATTTGAAACACTTTGAGAAAGCCAAAGTAAACTATTGGGATTAATATGAAACACCACAAAGCAATAATCATTTCTGATGTCCATTTAGGAACAGAAGCAAGTAAAGCGGCAGAATTGTTAGAATTTTTAAATGAAAACCACACGGATATCTTGATTATCAACGGTGACTTCGTTGACGGATGGGCGTTGGCAAAGGGATATAAATGGAGAGCTAAACATACCAAGGTCATCTCAAAGATACTGGACATTTCCAGAAAGATACCTGTGGTCTGGATTCGTGGAAATCACGATGAGTTTTTACATGAATTTATGCACATGCATTTAGGAAAACTTCAAGTAGAAGAAAATTACATACTTGACTTAGGTGAAGGAAATCGTTATTTTATATTCCACGGAGATGTTCTCGACGTATTCGTAGCCAAATGGAAATGGATTGCCAAGATTGGTGCAAGTGGATATGAGTTGGCACTTCGTATCAATACATTATATAATAAGTGGAGAGCATGGAGAGGACTTCCATACTACTCTATCTCAAAAGATATTAAGAACGGAGTCAAGGCAGCGG